ATATAAAGCCATCCAAGTTTTGTAATGTTCATGGTTTATAGTTTTAGTTGTATGGAGCCACGTTTATAAAGAAATGTTTTACACTTCCCACTACTTGGCAGAGTATGGTGTACACCTTATAACCGGAGGTAGGTGCTACATCGGCTGCATTCTGGTGCATGTGTATCACACTTGTACTATTTTGTTTACTAAATGTAGGAGTTATATTATATGCACATATAAGTGAAGCTGTTGGGGCTAAGTCATTGAAAGTATGTTCTAGTAGGGTCAGTGTGGGATTACTTGAACCAGTATACCAAAGAGACTCTTTACCTCTTAGATTCCTAACTACATTTGTACCAGATGTATACTCTATCAAACTGGTTGGACCTATATATACCGCATTACCCCTGTTTACAATGTAGCCAATGATTTGGTCTTCTGTAGCTTGGTCACCTAAATCGCTAAAATTACCCTCGAATATGAAATATATCTCATGAGTTTCTATCATGAGATAGAATGCAGTAAATAAGTCATTCTGAGTATCACCATCCCACCGCATCATACCTATTCCAGAAGAATCTCCAAAGGTTTTAACAGTGTTATTACCTGTCATCCATTGTAACTTTCTTAGAGCATCTACTAGAGTATCACCGTTTTGGATATAAGGGTCTTGGACATCACCATACTTGGTTATATCTAACCAACCCGATATCCTTGAGTCTGATAGGCTTCCACCGCCGCTTACCTCTTCCCAACCAGATTGGGTACTACTTACTTTACCAGATATATACACTTTATACCCACGGAATAAGGTTTTCTTGCCCTGTACCCATAGTAAATATTCTACTCGTCCTATAGTAGGCATTAAACCCGTGGCTATGGCTATACCATAATAATTACCAGAAGTTATACCTGTATTAGATGGTCCATTTACTACAGTAGCAGCATTAGCCACGAAGAACTTTACCTTAGTATTTTGAGTACCATCAGAAAAGGGGGCTGAATCATTAAAATCAGTTATTACTAAATTATTAGGGTCAGCCTTACCTTTGAAAAGGTTGGCTATCTTCTGCAAGGTAGTTTTCTGTGTGGCTGATATCTGAATTTGTTCGGTACCAGTGGGAGTTACGTCAGTAAACTGAGAACTACCTATTTCATGAAATTCTGCCATGATATTTATATTTATTGTTTACTTTCGTCTTGTATTCTGTTGCTTATATCCAGCTTTCTGGTCGTCATACATAGATACTATGTTGGAGAATGTGGCTACAATTAAACTATCAGTCATCTGAACTACAGTGAGATAAGCCTCAGCTTGTTGGGCAGTTGTTACTCCGGTAGTTGTAGTCCTAAATACCAAAGTCTTCCTTCTCTCTACTCCAGTAAGGTTTGTGTCTGAAGTTATCAGGGATTCAGAACTTCCTTCTATTCCGGTATAATCAATATAAAAATTATCTCCGGAGCCGTCATCCCATGGTATACTAACTTTTGCCATACTCTGATTATTAAATTAGGGATATAGAGGGGATATCCCACCCCTCTATACCAAAATCCCTTGGTCCTATGCCTTGGGATTAACCGTAAAGGTAGTGTTGGTGTCCACCGTAACCTGTACTGCCGAACCATTCTGAGGAACATCGACTGAAGTCGGTGCAACTTCGATGAATGGGTCACCTGCAGTCTGATGGAGAGTAGCAGTTGCTTTCTGACCACCATTAGCTGTAGCAATAATCTGTTGCGTACGAGCTTCTATGGTTTCATTAGCTGCTGCAGTCAGAATTAAGCTAAATAAGTACTTGGCTTTTGCACCTGGGTCGCCAGCGATTGCAACACCGCTTGTAGCTGCGGCCCCGTGGGCAATGAACTTGATTGCTGCAATATCGGCATCGATGATATCTCCAGCTCCTTTCGAGAAGGTAATCTTCTGAGAGTTGGACTTACCGGTTAAGGAAATAGTACCGCCTCCTTTATCTACTGCTGGGCTAGAGTTATCGAACTCGATGAACTCAGCTGCGGGAAGATGGTTTGCTACAAACTGTTTTTTCTCAGCAACACCAGTACCCTCTACTTCAAAGGTAGCAACCTGTGTTAAACGATTCCCTCGGTTAACTACTTCGGCTTTTACCTGAAGAGTAGTATCACCAGAACCAGATGATGGATTAACTACTATACCGTTCTGTTTTACTTCGGCCATTTTTTTTATTTGGGTTTAACTTTGAATGTCGTATTAGTCTTTACGGTAGTTTCATCCTCATAGTTATTCA